CATCATAAAAATCTTCTTCTGGAAAGTGATAAACAAAAAATTCTTGAATGCAGAAATACAATTATTCCTACTAAATCTGATTTTATTTATCTTGCAGGGTTTATCGATGCAGAATGTTGTCTTTCTTTTCGACAAAATTATCCCATTCTTTATTTTAACAACACTAAAGCTCCCATTTTCTATTGGATTGTTTCTAGATTCGGAGGTTATATTTACATCTGTAAAAAACCACGTTCCAATCTTAGACTTAAATTTCAATGGGTTTGTGTAGGAAAAAATTTGAAGGTTATTCTGAAAAATATTTATCCTTATTTGCGATATAAAAAAAGAAATTGTAAAAAACTTATTGAATTTATAGAAACCTACCAAACTACTAAGAAACTTTCTTCTGATGTTATTGAAAAAAGAAATTTTATAATTCAAGAGATTCATAAATTCAACCATGTTGGGTTAACACCTATTTAAGCGGGCCAATCTCTTCGGATCAGCCTCTCGTACTTTCGTTACGAGTTCAGACTTTTGCATCTCCTTTCGGAGTTTTCTCGCTAAGTCGTTCACGCTGCAAGAAGCATTGTAGCTTCAGCTTGCGCCTCGTTACCATAGCTTTCGCCGTAGGCTTCCGAGTCAATTAGAGAAAATTTAGCCTGGACTTGGGCATCAACATAAGTTGTTGATTTTAAATTGTTTAATCCAGGGGGGTGATAAATAAATTTTGCAGATTCTCCATCTAATTGGACGGATGTATATGACTCTTGTCCTGTTACGAACATGTTATATACGTCAGCACCAAGTAAAGAACTTGTAGGAGTAATAGAACCCCTTGAAGAAAGTACAAATCTTACGTTATTAACAGATCCCCACTCAGCGCTTAAAATATTAAGCTGAGATGGATACTGAGCTTTTGAGATAAATCCAGTCATAGACTGTAAGCTTGGTATCAATCTTGTTGATGCCATGCAGAAGTAAGAATCTCTTACTGGTCCTGTACCGAATTTGTTCTCTCCCTCTACAACCTCACCGATAAATTCTGCATCAGAGTTTTGTAAAGCCGTTACAACGCCTTCAAAGTCGGCAGCTGTAGGGTTAGTCGGATTATCTCCATTCGTACCACCCACACAGTTTATGAAAGCTGCTGTAGATTCTAACATTGATCTCATCAACTCATCTTCTGTTTCTCTCAAGCTTTGTCCCAAACGGGCTGCTGCTTGATTTAAAACTGGATCTTCGTTAATCGCTGTGACTTCGCGGGTTATGACAACATATGTGCTGTACCAATTTACCGTCGCGTCAATGTCTATAGCGGTTAATAATTGCGCAGGTGGGTTCATAAATAGAGGATCTACAGGAACAGGAGCTGTAAGAAGACGATTATATCTTCTCATTCTCAATGTTTTTCCTGCATTTCCATCAATTGTTCTTGGAATAGCGAACAAATTATGAACCAAACGAGGCATAGGAGTGCTCAGCATTTTTTCTGAGAATTCCTGTTGGACTGGTGGCGGTAAAACGCCTGTAGTAGTAGTCATTAAAAAACCTCTTTAGTTTGTTTATTTAGACCCTACTTGCAGCTGACATCATCTCCTTGTACAGAGCATCCTTAGACTTTTTAGCGAAAGCGTTAGCGTTTTTAAGCGCGCCCGCTCTACCCACAGCGTTGCTGCTCAATGGTTTTTTTGAGTTCTCTAAAATCTTCTGTGCTTCTTCCATAGCTACTGGGTCTTCTTTTTTGGGATCTTCCCTATAAAGAGCCTTTAGATAGGAATAAGCAGCAGTGTAAGGATCAGCTGCCAAAGAAAATGCCTGCGCAAGCGCGGGGTTTTCTTGTTCTAGTTTCTGTATTCGATCAGGAGTAACTACTTTTTCGAAATCAGGTAGACGTTGTTTTACTAGCTCTGGAAGTCTCGCCCTATCTTGCTGAGCTGAAAGTTCTTTAAACTTTTTCTCTGCTATCTTCTCTGCATACGATTTGACATGTTTCCATTCCGGAATGTCATCGGGAGAAGGTTCTGGAAGTACATCTTCCTGTTGTGGGGGCTTCTCTTTAGCTTTCAAAACGCCTACGAGTTCTCTATTTAATTGCTCCTGCTCTTTCAATCGCCTTTCCATTTGTCTGAAGTTATATTCTTTAGATCCAACTTCGGGCTCGGAAGTTTGCGATTGTTGAGAAGAACTAACCTCTGTACTAGCTTCAGGCTTTGCGACTTCCTGATTGTTAACGCTTTTAGCTGTTTCTTCGGTCATACTTTTCCCTTGTGGGCAGCGACTCCACTGTGTAACGCTGTGATTTGAGTTGTTTACCGGCTCTTAACGAGAGCAAGACGTATATAGTAAACTATTTACTTTATAACATGGAGACTATTAATCTATCAATAAATTTGTTTAATTGAGAAAGAATGCAGTAAAATGATAGGATTTAGAGAAAAAGGAGTAGTTATGACAGTGCAACTAGAAAACAATCCAGAACAACCACAAAATTCAGAGAAACGGACTAGTTTATTTAGAGAACATTTAGAATTTATAATTCTTATGGTTACTTTAATAGGAGTTTTTGTATGGGTAAAAACAGAATCTAGGGCTGATTTTAGGTCTTTGGATTCTAAAATAGATACATTAATCACAGAAATGCATGCAGAGTCAATGGCTTTTCATGCTAAATTATCCGAAGAGTCAAAAGATTTTCATGGAAGATTGTGTACCATAGAAGAGAAATATAATCATCTAGAGAAGAAATGATTTGGACCAGTTGATTTTTAACATTGTGTAATAAGGTAGACTTATTTCCTAAAAAGAAAAAAATTAAAAATTCCAGAATAAATATTGTGTAATATCCCAAAGTAATATATTCTTTTCATAAAAAGATAAATTTTTTATGATTTTTGGATATTGCAGAGTTAGTTCATTAGATCAAAACCTTGATAGGCAAATCGATGCTATAAAAAATTGTGGAATTGATGAAAGATTAATATATTGTGATAAATATACAGGAACCACATTATTTAGGCCTCAATTAGATAAACTGCTTCAAATATTACATGAAGAAGACGGTTTAATTGTTACAAGTTTAGATAGACTTGCAAGATCAGCCAAAGATTTATTCGATCTTATGGATCTATTCGAAAAACGTAAAATAGTTTTTAAATCTTTAAAAGAAAATATAGATTTATCTACTCCAACTGGAAAATTAATCTTAGGAGTATTTGCTGTATTAAATGAATTTCAAAGAAGCATAATAATAGAAAACGCGAAAGAAGGGATCAGAGCAGCAAAAGAAAGGGGTAAAGTTTTTGGAAGGCCATTTAAATTAAGTTCATTTGATTACGAAGGATTATTACAGCAAATAGAGAAAGGTAAATCAGTAGATGAAATGGCTAAAGAATTTAAAGTCTGTAGAAAAACTATATATAATTATTTGAGGCTCAAAAAATGACAGACATATTTAAAGACTATAAAACTGTAAAATTTGTAATCATAGGTAAAAAGCGTTCTAACTTAAGTATCTCATATAAAAGATCTAAAAAAGAAAAAATAAAACATTATTATTTTGAACCAGAACATCTTTATTTTTTACCACAACATTTAATTGATCATGTAAACAATGCGAGATTATTAAATAAATCAATACAAATATATAAATTTGTTCCGATGAAATTAATATATGTAGAGGATAAATAAGCTGACGTAGCTCAATTGGTAGAGCGCCCGACTTGTAATCGGATGGTTAAGGGTTCGAGTCCTTTTGTCAGCATTGAAGGGTTAATATGGAAAAAGAATTTGAAAATAAATCAATCGAAGTATTTGAGAAGCTTTTATTTTCTTCTGAATGTTCGAGACTTTATACTTTCGTAAAAATGTATTCTAGTACTTATTCCGATAGAGAAGTAATTTCTTCTTTAATAACAATAATAAAAGAAGTTATACAAAGACAAGAAGATCCTAAGGGTGCTCTAGAACAAACTATTGCGATATTAAGGGATTAATATGAAGTGGATAAGCTTTAAAGAAAAAAAGCCTCCAGAAGAAACAATTTTAGTCTGGGGAGATTGCGGTATACCTCATGTCGGATTGTGGGAATGTGGCGCACACCGTCACACAGAATGTTGTTACAAAAATGGTAGCCATTTTACTGGAGAAACTATTGCTTTTTCCCACTGGATGCCACTTCCAAAACAGCCTGAGGATTAAATGGATAAAAAGGCACTCGGTCACAAATTAAAAATGGCGAGAATCGATAGAGGGTATACACAAGACGATTTAGCTAATGCTATTAATATCAAACAGAAAAGCGTCTCGAGATATGAAAACGGGAAATCAATACCAGATATAGAAACTCTTGAAAAAATATGTATTAAACTTAAAAAATCTTTTGGATTTTTCTTAAATAACGAAGATCAAAATTGTTCATGTATCGGATGTACGGGAGCGATTACTCACTGGATGCCACTTCCAACTAAACCAAAAGAAAAGATAAACGAAACTATCGACTGTGTAACACCTCCTCCTTGGGAATTAAATGACGAAAACCGAGAAATATCTCTTAAATATCATGACGTAATGATGGAACTTAAGAAATATGGATATACTTTATCACATAAATAAAAAGCGGTAATATTTCCAAACCTCATGAAACATCTGACAAATAGTTGGAAAGTCCATAGAAATCAACCATAAAGCAAACGCAACATTGCGTATGCATGGATTAGTATAATAATAATTGAAACCGACGCTACCATCTTATTTCCTATGTATTAATCTAACTTTCCCTTTAAATATTCATCTATACAATGCATTAAAAAGTCATCAGTATAGGATCTATTCTTTAAAAACATCTTAAACGCATGCTTATCAGGCAAAACCCACTCTAATAACAATTGGTCTTTCTTAGAATCATATGAAAAGCAAGTAAGTCCGGGTTCTGCTTTTGGTTTAGTGTGCCTACATTGAACCATGCACTTGATAACTCTAGTGAGAATAGGGTCTTTTCTTACCCACATGAGAATATAAAACTTATCTTTCCATTGTGGTAGAGGCTTACGTTCGTCGATCTGCTTCCAGATCTCTTTCATTATCTCTTTATTGCCTACTTCTTCAACAAATTCGCCTACTTCAAGCTGTTGCTTTTGGTGTTCTTGTTGTGTATCGGCAAGTTGTTTTCCTATGGTTTCTTTTTTTGGTATTGGTTCGTTGTCCTCAAGTTTTTTGTATGGACGCATTGGACTCCTTGAAGTTCTTTAAAAACCAGCTACTAGAAAAACCAACATCCTAATAGCTGGAATATGACAAAACAAAAAATCTTATGAATA